TAGATGAGAGAGGGGTTTGGGTTTATTCAATTAATTATAGATTTAATTAAGTAATTGTGGATAACTATGTGGATAACTTTAATTACGTGAGAAAAGCGGGTTTCGGCTTTACTTTAGCTTGTTTATCAGCTACAATCGAACCTAAGTTCCTACTTAAGTAAACATGAGTTCTGCGGACAACTTTCATTACCTTTAGAGGATAACCTTTAGTAATCACCTATCCCCTTTCAGGGAATCTAGGATGGCTCTAAAGCTATCAACGAAAGTGAGAGAAAACACCTCACAACACTTCATACAACTTAAGTTAACTTAAGTATCTTAAGTAGAAGTAACTCCCTCGTCTTTAGTCTACTTAAGATACTTAGGTGGTTCGATTGATGTTTATAATGTTTAGCCCTATATAGGATAACTAGATGGTTGATAAAAGAAAGACTATGCCTCACCTTTTTAAGAAAGGTCAAATCCCTAACCCTAATGGAAGACCTAAAGGTTCTGTTAATAAATACACTCAACTTGCTAGAGAACTCTTAAGCTCCAGAGGAGAAGAGATTGTTGAGGTGGTCATTGCTAAGGCGTTGAAAGGTGATGTTCATTGTTTAAAGATGTGTATGGATAGAATCGTTCCTGCTCAGAAAGCTATTGAGATTAAACATACTAAGAGTGAAGGTGGGTTGACTATTAATGTTGGCACGACTGAACAAATAGAAGAGATGGCTAAGGTTAATAAACCTAAGAGATTAAAGACTAAGAAAGATGATGAGGTCATTGCTGAGGTCTTAGACTAGATGGGTACTTTAAATGTTGAGCTACATCCTGCTCAGTTAGAGATATTCCAATCAAAGGCTAGATTTAAGGTAATTGCTGCTGGAAGACGTTTTGGTAAGTCTAGATTAGCTGCTTGGATTCTACTTCTTAAGGCGTTAGAGTCTGATTCTAAGGATGTCTTCTACATCGGTCCTACCTTCCAACAATCTAAAGACATTATGTGGAATATGTTGAAAGAGTTAGGCGGAGACCTGATTCAAGACACGTATGAGAATACTGCTAGAATAACACTAACAAATGGTAGAAGAATCTACTTAAAAGGTTCTGATAGACCCGATACCCTACGTGGTGTTGGTTTAGCCTACGTTGTTATGGATGAGTACGCTTCAATGCGACCTGATGTGTGGGAAATGATTATTAGACCTACACTTGCTGACGTAAGAGGTGGTGCTATGTTTATTGGTACACCTGCTGGTAAAAATCACTTCTATGACCTTTATATGGATGCTGAGAAAGATGAAGACTGGGAAGCCTTCTCTTTTAACTCTACTGATAACCCCTATATTCCTGAAGATGAGATAGAATCTGCAAGAGCTGCTATGTCATCTATGGCATTTAGACAAGAGTTCGAGGCATCCTTTGAAACCTTCTCTGGTGGTATCTTTAAAGAGGAATGGTTCTTACAAGGTAAGGAACCTGAAGAAGGTAATTACGTTATTGCTGTGGACCCTGCTGGTTTTGAGGCTTCTGAGAAGGAAAGAGGGCTTAAATCCTCTAAGTTAGACGAGACTGCTATTGCTATTGTTAAGATTAATAGAGATAAGTGGTGGGTTAAAGATATTATGCACGGTAGGTGGTCTATTAAAGAGACTGCCTCCAAGATACTAAAGGCTGCAGCTGTAAATGAAGCTACAACTGTGGGTATTGAGACTGGTTCTTTGAAGAATGCTATACTTCCTTACCTAGAAGACGAGATGAGGGCTACTAATCGCTTTGTTCATATCGATGAGCTGCGACATGGCGGTAAAAAGAAGTCAGAACGTATCACTTGGTCTCTTCAAGGTCGTATGGAACACCAACAAATCACCTTTAATGAGGATAAAGACTGGAGATTCTTCATTTCACAGATGCTTGACTTCCCCTCACGTTTATCACACGATGACCTGCTGGATGCCTTGTCCTATATAGACCAAGTATCTATTTCAGACTTCGCTCACTCCATACAATTCGAGGAAGATTGGGAACCTGAGGATGTTATTTCAGGTTATTAATGAAATTAGTTGATATTTCTATTTACTTTATGATATATTGTGCCTAAATTCCTAGAGAAATCAATAACTTATGTTCAATGACAAGGAAACTCAATACCAAGCTTTAGCCTCATGGTTGACATATCGCTTAGAGAGCTGGAGAACACATAGAGATATTAACTATGTTACACAATGGGATGAGTATTACCGACTTTGGCGTGGTATTTGGTTACAATCAGATAGAACTAGAGAATCCGAGAAATCAAGAATCATTGCCCCTGCTTTACAACAGGCAGTTGAGTCCTCAGTTGCAGAATTAGAAGAAGCTACCTTTGGTAGAGGTAAATGGTTCGACATTCAAGACGATATGTTAGACCAAGATAAGACTGATGCTGAATATGTCCGTAATCTACTACAAGAAGACCTAGAAAAGACTGGTGTTAAAGATGCTGTCTGTGAGATATTCCTTAATGGTGCTATTTATGGTACTGGTATTGGTAAGATTGTTGTTGAACAGAATATAGAGCGTTCTCCTGTAGAACAACCTGTTGAAGGTACTATGACTACAACTAGGCAGCTCACTGAGTACCCATCTATTGATGTTAAACTAGAACCTATCTCTCCTAAAGAGTTTTTAATTGACCCTTCTGCTAATTCTATTAATGATGCTTTGGGTGTTGCACATGAAGTTATTAAACCTAGATACCATGTTGTTGAAGGTATTAAGTCTGGTATTTATCGTGATGTTCCTTTAGATGGTGACTACGATACTGTTAGATTCGGCTATGACCCTGAAGTTAAACAGGCAGATGAGTCAGATTCAGTTAAGATTACAGAATACTGGGGTCTTGTACCTAAAAGGTTCCTTAAAGCTAAGACTGATAAGGATGATTTTGAATATACTAAGAAAGATGAGCTTGTTGAAGCTGTCGTTACTTTAGTTAATGGCGAATACATACTAAGAGCAGAGGAAAATGCTTTCATGATGGTAGATAGACCGTTTATAAGTTACCAACATGACATTGTTCCTAATAAATTCTGGGGTAGAGGTGTCTGTGAGAAAGGTTACAACCCTCAAAAGGCACTAGATGCTGAGATGAGAGCAAGAATTGACTCTCTCGCCCTAACAACTACACCTATGATGGCAGCAGATGCGACTCGACTGCCTCGTGGTATTAAGTTTGAGGTTAGACCTGGTAAGACAATACTAACAAATGGTTCACCACGCGATGCTCTTATGCCATTGGACTTGGGAACCACAGACCAAAGCACGTTTACTCAGGTTGCCTCACTTCAAAACATGATACAGATGGGTACTGGCTCTTCTGATGTCGGTACAGCTGAAAGAGCTACGTCTTCAGGTATGTCGATGGCACAGTCTGCTTCTATTAAGAGACAGAAGCGTACATTAATGAATTTCCAGAACACTTTCCTTATTCCTTTGATTAATAAATCAATGTGGCGTAAGATTCAGTTTGATGTTGAGCGTTACCCTGTATCAGATTATAAGTTTGTTCCATATTCTACAATGGGAATCATGGCTAAAGAGTTAGAAATGACTCAGATGGTGCAAATGTTGCAAGCTATTCCTAAAGATTCACCTGCTTTCAATGTTATCTTGTTATCAATGATGCAGAACTCATCTATTCATAATAGAGACCAGATTGTTCAACAACTTATGCAAGGTAATCAACCTAATCCAGAAGCAGAGCAGATGCAACAACAGCAAATGATGCTTCAGATGCAGAAGTTACAAGCTGAAGTTAAGAAGTTAAATGCTGAAGCTGATGAAGAAGCTGCTAAAGCTACTAAATGGTATGCGGAAGCACAAGAGAAAGCTCCAGATGAACTTAAATATCAAGAGAAAGCTCTTAAGATACAGAAAGAGATGATGGCTATTGAGAAAACTAAGGCTGATATTATAAATAAGAACTCTGAGACTGCTAGGAATGTTCCTGAGGTAGAACACTTGAAGTCAGAGACTATATTAAATATGGCTACCGCTAGAGAAAAGGCAGCTAGGACACCTATTACTGGAACTTATCAGTGAAGACTGATGAGCAATTCCTAAAAGATAGATTAGATTTATTTGAAACTGAAGGTTGGTTAGACCTGATGGAAGAATTAAAGAACATTGACCGTAGTGTACGAGACGTCGACACTATGAAGAATGAACAAGACCTTTGGCACGCTAAGGGTCAGTTGCAATTACTAGGATATGTAATTAGCTTAGAAAGCGCGACTAAAATAGCGATGGAACAATCGGAAACGACACCATCATAAAATAACTTCATAACCCTTCGGGGCGGAGACGATAGAAATGAGTATAGTAGTAGATACAGCACCAGAAGGTGTAGAACAGGTAACAGAAACTCCTGTGGTAGAGCAAGAGGTTCAGCAAGAAGTACAAGAAGTACAAGTAGAACCAGAATATTCACCACCAGAGAAGTATGCTGGGAAGACATTAGAGGATGTGATTGGGATGCACCAAAATGCCGAGAAGGTATTAGGTAAACAAGGTCAAGAGGTTGGACAACAAAGACAGTTGATTCAACAGTTGATGGAACAATCACAGGCTGGTCAAGCTACTGAAACGACAGAAGAAGTTGTCAGTTTCGAGGATAGTTTTTACGATGACCCTGCTAAGGCAGTAAACTCAGCGATAGAAAACCATCCAGAGATTGTCAAAGCTAGAGAAGGTAATGTTAAGTCAGCCCAAACAGCTAACTTAACTCAACTTGAGTCAACACATCCTGATTTTATGGCTGTTGTTGGTGATAGTAACTTTCAAAAGTGGGTAGGAGAGAGTGGTATTCGTACCGAGCTGTTCCGCAGAGCCGATGCTGACTATGATTTTAATGCTGCAAACGAGTTATTAGGTACTTGGAAACAAATATCAATGATTGGTAAGACTCAAGAGGTCAAAGCGCAGCAGAAGAAGTCTAGACAGAAGGCAATGCGACAAACCAGTTCAGAGACTCGCTCCTCAGGTGACTCGGTTGGTGGTAAAAAGATATACCGAAGAGCTGATTTAATTCAGCTTCAGGTAAGCGACCCTTCAAGGTACGCAAGTTTGTCTGATGAGATTCATTCAGCTTATGTAGAAGGAAGGGTTAAATAATATAAAACTCAATAAGGAGAAATAAGATGGCTTTAGGTACTAATAATACTACCGCTGCAATCGCTGGAAATTTCATCCCTGAACTCTGGTCGGATGAAGTTATTGGCGCATATAAATCAAACTTAGTTTTAGCTAACTTAGTTACAAAGATGTCTCACAAAGGTAAGAAGGGTGATACTATTCATATCCCTAAACCTACTCGTGGTTCAGCTTCAGTTAAGGCAGCTGGCGCGCAAGTTACATTAAGCGCACCTACTAATACAATCGTTGATATTTCAATCAACAAACACTACGAATACTCGAAGTTAATCGAGGACATCGCAGAGGTTCAAGCACTTGCTTCAATGCGTAAGTTCTACACTGATGATGCTGGTTACGCGCTAGCTACTCAAGTAGAGACTGACTTATTTGATGCTATGACTGCTGGTTCTTTTGTTAAAGCTGATGGTACTGCGTGGACTTCAGGTGCTGGTGGTGCAATCACTGACGCTGGTCTTCGTAAGATGATTCTTGCTTTAGATAATGCTGATGTTCCTATGGACAATCGTGCTTTAGTTCTACCTCCGGTAGCTTCTAATGACTTGTTAGGTATCAATCGTTTCACTGAGCAACAGTTCATTGGTAATGGTGATGCAATCAAGACTGGTAAGATTGGTCAAATCTACGGTATCGATGTGTTCGTTACTAATGCTGCTCCATCCGACTCAACAAACCGTGAAGGTTTGATGTTCCATCGTGATGCTGCTGTATTTGCAGAGCAAGTTGGTGTGCGTACACAGACTCAGTACAAACAAGAATACTTAGGTGACTTGTTTACTGCTGATACTATCTACGGTGTTAAGGAACTACGTTCTGAAGCTTCAGTAGCTATTAAACTTACTAAGTAATAGTTAGTTAAATGTAACCCTTGTCTAGTTGAGAGGGTTATCTTGAATTAATTACAGGTTAGTTATGCCAATATTTAGTTATAAATGTAACAATGAACATGATTATGAGACTATAGTATCTTATAACACACGCGAAGAACCTCAAGTCTGTCCTGACTGCGGAGAACCTTCTTACTTTAAACAGACATTCTGTACTAATTTCCAATATGGTGATAAATATGAAAGCTTTGGAGCTGACAGACATAGGTGGAATCTTAGAGAGAATAAGAGAATGAAGACTAGAGGTAGAAGTTATGCTTAGGAGAATCAAATGAGTTGTGGAATGCCGCATCCTTGCGATATGGATATATTACAAGATACTGCTATGAGTGGTGGTCTTGAGTTAGATAGGTTTAAATCTAAACTTAGAGAAATCTGGGGTCGTATGCTCAATGAGACTTACGTTAAGTACGATGAAGAGATGTCTAAAGAAGAGTATATGAAAGCTAATTCTCTTTCTTTTGCAGATGAGCCTGAGGAAGAAACTGAGATTGACAACTTAATGGCAATGTTAGAAGAGATGATGGAGACTGGTGAAGAGCATGAGGATGTTACTTCTGGTGGTAAAGCTCCTTCATATTCAGGTTCTCAGCTTAAAGCTAACAATGAAAAGGGCAAAGTTGAATCTACTAAATATGAAGTTAAACATACTTCAACCAAGACCCCTGGTGATTCTAAAAGTACAGTTAAATCAAGCACTTACGACACTCCTACTGATGGTAAGATAGCTCCAAGAAAAGACTCAAGAGTGATTAGAAGTTTCTCCCCAATGGCAGAAATGATGCGTGATGAATTAGTAGCCCTTAAAGCTAGACAAGCAATAGGGCGTAGAGAAATGTTGTATAGAATGTAATGGCTAAAAGTAGAATAGACAGAAGAGGTAAGATACGGAGTTTAACTCGTAAACCTAATCCTATAGTTAGGCATTATTGGCGTAAAGCTAAAGCTCTTGCAATGCTTGCAAATAGAAAACAATGGATTGGTGAGTATGATATTCAATACACGCCAGATACAGAGATAGCTACTGGTGAAGGTTTTGGTATTATGATTGAAACATCTAGTCAAAGCTTACCAACATACATAGTAATAGAATAGGAGTAATAAATGCCTTCAATTAAGATTTCAGCATTAACCGAAAAAGCAACAATGGCAGGTACTGAGGAAGTCCTGATTAATGACAGTGGTACTTCTAAGAAGTTCTCCACACAAAGATTCCTAGATATTAAGACAGGAGCTGAAACAGCTCAAACTGCCGCTGAAACAGCAGAGACAAACGCTGAAACAGCAGAAACAAACGCCAGTGGTAGTGCTACATCAGCTTCAGGTAGTGCTACAACCGCTACCTCTCAAGCAGTAATTGCAACTACTAAAGCAGGTGAAGCAGCTACAAGTGCTACAAGTGCTTCGGGAAGCGCATCTACCGCTACTACACAGGCAACTTCAGCTACAAGTTCAGCTACAAGTGCTACAGGTTCTGCTTCTACCGCCACTACTCAGGCTGGAATAGCAACTACTAAAGCTAGTGAAGCTAGTACATCCGCTACTAACGCAGCTACATCGGAAACTAATGCTGGAAATTCAGCTACAAGTGCTTCTGGTTCAGCTACATCGGCAACATCATCAGCAGGTACAGCCACAACTCAGGCAACAGCAGCTTCTGGTTCAGCTACGAGTGCTAGTAGTTCAGCTTCTAGTGCTACAACTGCTCAATCGGCAGCAGAGAGTGCTAGAGATTCAGCTTTAGCTGCTTTTGATTCATTTGATGATAGATATTTAGGACAGAAATCTTCTGGTCCTACATTAGATAATGATGGTAATGCTTTAGTAGCAGGTACTTTGTACTTCAATACTACCAGTGATGCTATGTTTGTATATGAAGGCTCTGCTTGGGTTGCTGCTTACGCTTCTTTATCAGGTGCTTTATTACAAACTAATAACTTATCAGACTTAAATAGTGCAGGTACGGCTAGAACTAACCTAGGTGTGGATGCTGCTGGTACAGTGAACTACTCACTACCTACTTCAAGTGCTTCAGTATTAGGTGGTATAAAGGTAGGTACAAATCTAAGCATTGCTTCAGGTGTACTATCTTCAACTGATACAAACACTACTTACACAGTAGGAGATGGCGGGCTTACAGCTAAGAACTTTACTACTACTTTAAAGACTAAGTTAGATGGTATTGAAACCAGTGCCGATGTAACAGATACAACTAATGTATCTAGTGCTGGTGCTTTAATGACATCTGGTGGCACACTAACTGGCAACCTATCTCTAGGTGATAGCGTCAAGGCACAGTTTGGTGCTGGTAATGATTTACAGATATATCACGATAGTATAGGTGGTAATAGTTATATACAAGATGTAGGCACTGGTAACTTATATATTGATGCTGCCAACAATCTACAACTGCGAAGTGCTGCAGATTCATCTTTATTTGCCTCTTTTGCTGCTGGCGGTAACGCTCAGTTATATCATGCAGGTTCAACTAAACTA